GGTGGACCGTATGGCAGAAACCTATAATAATACCGCAAACCCAGATAAAATAAGGGTTTGCGGCGCTTATGCGTAATAGTGGAAATGAATTTCCTTCTTCGTCTGATCAACAACGATATCCGAAATGATGCTGCGGACCGCAGCACCCTTCACATCGTAGCTGACATCTGGATCCGAGAGAAGACTATATACATCTTTGATCCGGTTCAGAACCTCTTCCTCGGACGGAACATCATCCGGAGCGGAAGCAGCAATCCCTTTTAACCGTTCAATCTCGGCAAGAAGCTCCTGCCGCTCATTTGCAATTCTAAGCTTATTATCCTTGTATTCTTCAAGGGTGTCAATCCCAGATTCATAAGCATCCCGGATCCTGCTCTCCTTTACGGCAACGCGGGCCAGCGCCGCGTCAAGAATAGAAATCTCATCGGTGCCTTCGGAAGGCTGCTTTCTGATGTGCTCAAACTCGACAGTCCCCGATTCAATGACAGAGTGCAGGGAAGCCATTACAGCAGCTTCCGCCTTGTTGGCAGAGATCGAAGCAGGGCCTTTATGGACACCTTTCGCGTATTTCCAGCATACGAAAGTGTCTCCACGTTTTTTTACACGACCGGCCCGGTTGAAAGAGAGGCTTGCGCCGCAGATTGAACAATGGAGCAGACCGGAGAGCCAGTGCTTGCAGGAAGACACGTCCCGCCGATTAGCCGGGCGGTATTCCCGATGCAGACGTTCCTGCGCCGATTCAAAGCAATCAGTGACGGAGGGACGTACTTCGTGGGTGCCTTGAAAAGAATACCCATTCCATTCAACCGTTCCGGCATAGAATTTATTATGCAGGATCCGGGAGACTGTCCGACGTTCAAAAGGTGTCCCGCGCTTGCTGGTCCATCCCCGTTCATTGCATTTTCTGGCGATTCCGGTCATGTCCAGACCGCTGACGTATGCCTGAAAAATATATTCCACGATCGGATACTTCTCTTCATCGATCACAAAGGGCTTTCCGTCACCTACAGCTTTGTAGCCGAGAGAGGGAACCACCTGATATCCGTTCCGGAGCGCCTTTTCGGTCATACCGCGGAGCACCTCTCCGGAAAGATTGTAAGAATAATATTCATCGAACCACTCAATGATGGATTCGATCAGCCTGCCGAACATCCCATCAGCAATCGGCTCTGATACACTTTTGATCTCCACCCCGCATTTCTTTCGGAGAACACCTTTGTAAAAGGTACTTTCTTCCTGATTGCGGGCAAAGCGGGAAAACTTCCAGAGATACAGACGTTCAAAGGGAGCCGGGCTCTGGGATTTTGCAACAGCAATCATCTTCTGGAACTCCGGCCGGTTTCCGGCTTTCCGTCCGGAGATTCCCTTCTTCTCTTCGAATATGTATTCCGGCGGAATAATAAAGCCGTCTTTTTTCGCATCTTCCAGGATCACACGGAGCTGTGCATCGGGGGACAGCTCTGCCTGATCATCGGTGCTGACGCGGATATAGGCGGCGCCGATCCTTAAAGTCTGTGCCATAATATCATCTCCTGTAAACCATATGGACTTTAGGGTACAAAAATAACAGCCACCGGAAAACAAATGTTCCCGTTGTCTTGGCTGCTCGAAGATGATACAATAGATTCTGTGATTGGTATGTCACATTGTATCTCTTCGGAGATATGCAAGCCGGTTTCCTGTTGGAGCAGGGGACCGGTTTTTCTTTTGGCTTTGCAAGTCCTTGTATATAATAAAGTAATATGTTATTATAAGAATAGATAATAAATCATACGAGCCTGCGGATCGCAGAAACGATGGAGTCTGTGTTCCAGCCTACGATCTCATTTGCATACCAAGACACATATGTGGGGACCATAGTATTTCCCCATGGACGAATGCCGAGGATCGGTTTTCCCATTCGGACGGATTCATCAATTTCATACTGCATCCATTCGCGGTAAGAAGTATACATACCTGCAATGACGATTGTTATTTGAGAAGGCGAAATCTTCTGAGTAATGAGTCTTCTGATTTCAGCATTAGTAGCAGGTGTTCCGGCCGGGAAAAGAGGTTTTTCAATTGGAGCCGAGTAATTGTAGTATGAAAAATACTTGGCTTTATCCAACAAGCCGACAAGATCTGTGTAGGCATAACCATATTTCCATGCATGACTGATAAATAATCTGTAATCGTATAAAAGTGGCATTTTGCTCTCCTTTCAATAATTATGAGGTGATTAGATATGAAGTTTCGTAAAAAACCAGTAGTCGTTGATGCTTATCAAATCGATCATGAGGAAATAATTCATACGTTAGAAGGCGATATGAAAGCATCCCCGGGAGACTGGATCGTTACTGGTGTAAACGGGGAAAAATATCCCTGCAAGCCGGATGTATTTGAAAAAACCTATGAGCGTGTTAAGTAGCATCCTGCGTTGAGTTACCCTTTTCCGCAGTGTTGATGCTTTTCCAATGGCGGTTTTCTGCAGACATGATCTCTTCCACATTTTTGATAAAAATATTATCAACAGTCTCATTGTTAGGATTATAGGGGAAGGACTGGGTCAAGTACAAATGCTTTTGATAGAGTAACATTTCGCAGGTGGAACGGTATTGGATCCAGTTTTCATGATACTTATATAATTTTGTGATGGATTCGATGATCACGATGATCGCACCCAGGAAACCAATGATTATAGGTATCAAATCACACAATGAGGTGTAACCGGACAGTAGAGGTATGAATGCAGCAAGAATGATTTCGGCTACCTGAAATTGCTTATATCTTCTTTGAGCATGCACTGATTTTTTATCATACCATTCAATCTGTGGATCAAGCCGAGTTGAAATATATTCGTTAATATCCATTTCATACCCTCCGTTTCTGCATTTGCTATAAAAACTCCATTAGCAGCAGCTCAAGCCCTATTTGACAAATCAAATCCAATTCGATATAATATACTTAACAAGAGAACCGAAAGCTGGGTGAAGTCCAGCCGCCGGCGAGAGTAATTTGCTAAAAGTAGCGCCTTATCTTACCAGGACAGGGGCGCTACTTTTTGTGTTTGCTGAGAGTAAAAACAAGAGTAACGATTGAACAGATCATGCTCACAAAGGCGAACAAATCGCTATATGTAACCATGTATACCAGCTCCTTCCTAAAAAGTCCGGAAGCTGGAGTATCGCCCCTTCGGTTCCCCGGGTAAGTATATTATATTTTCATGGTTCGTTCTATATTTCCCAATACAATCATATAGTCATCAGTTTTTTAGGGGAGTTGAAATTCCCTCAAAATATGGGTGCAAACCAAGATAACATTTTGGACAAAATCCTCCATGTTGAGTGATGTCTAATGGTAACATTGGATATTTTTGGCTTTTTCCGCTGATAGAGAAAATTTCACCATCATATTTTCCACATGTTGGACAAGAATGGCGCACACTCACAATGACCAAATCATTTTTAAATTGCCTATTCTGTTTTAAAGTTTCCTTTATCCTTGCAAGATTAGAAACACGTCTATCCTTGAATTCTGGATGTCGTTTATAAATTTTTTCCTCCTCTTCTTCTGCCAGAGTGATATCTCCTGTTTGCAAAATGTATTTTACTAAACGGAGATAGTCTTTCTCTAATAGAAGCGGGCGACTTTCATAATCAGATAACGCATTGGATTTCCGCAGACAAGCAATAGCTAAATCCATTCTCCCATTCTTTTTATGTTCGGTTGCTTTTCGCTGCAAGACGTAATAAATACAATCCTTTGTTGGGTCTCCAGTATTATAATTTTTAGCCGGAACAGGAATAGAATTTATACCGTTTAAAGAATCCATATCATATCGATGCGGTTTAAAAAAATTGAAAAAACTCATGAATTTCCCCTTCGTTTTAACCGTAATTCAAGTAATTGTTCAGCGTAACCGGTCAGGCGGGCCAGCTGGCTGATCGTCAGATCGGGATGCTCGAAGATCACAGAGTCTGGAACCAGAAGCTCCATCGCGAAGGTGTCTGCTTCCTGCTCATATTTATCCGTGTTGAAGTGTGTTCTGGAATCCATAAAGATCGCATTCGCTTTCTTATGTAGGAACAGATGGCCTAGCTCATGAGCGAGAACGAAGCGCTGCTCTGCCTCTGTGAGCCGTTCATCCAGATAGATGAGATTGTTCCGCTGAAAGTATTGATAAAAGCCACGGACACCTTCTAGGGGATAATGGACTAGGATCACATTCATTCCTTTTACCATCTCAAATGGATCACGCGTCCCATACTTCCGGACAAGACGTGACACCAGTTTCTTTATGCACATAGAAATCAGTCCTTTTTATATTTCTTGGGCGTGTATTTCTCTTTGTTCTTTTTCTTAGCCATTTCCATTCCAATCTGCATTGCGTCCAGAATAGAATTGATCGCCTCCGGAGATGCCGGATCGCCATCAAACATCAGACCTTCCTGGGAAAGTAGCTGTTCTTTTGTCTGTTCTATAATTTTAGAGATATCTCTTTCATCACGAGTAGTAAGGCTTGTGTCATCATTTCCATTCAACAAATAATCCATTGTAACATCAAAATATTTGGCTACAGCGTTTAGCTTGTCTGCATTCGGAGTGGACTTGTCCCATTTTACGATAGTACTGTTACCAAACCCAAGCTCAGCTTCTAATGCAGGAAGACTAATACCGCGTTCTTGAGCAAGTTTTTTTACGCGGTCCTTTAATGTCATAGTATTCTCCTCTCAACACGAGAAAATAATCTCGAAAAAGTATTGACAAAAAGAAAATATTCTCGTATAGTAAGGGATGTAAGGAGAAAGTATTCTCGTACAGATACCACCAGTTGATAAACGACCAATTTAAAAGACTGGGTATATGAGAATATATTCACATTGCCTATTTGTATAATAGAATATTTTCTCCTAAATGTCAATAAGAGAATGAGATTATTTTCTCTTTGCGTAAATGATGGAGGTGAAAAAAGTGCTGTTTGACAATATTAGATTATTATGCAAGGCAAAGGGAATATCTGTTTGGCGCTTAGAAAAAGATCTTGGATTTTCAAATCGCAGTATCTGTAAGTGGAATAAAACAGATCCCGGAATTCGAAAGGTTCAGAAAGTAGCTGATTACTTAGGCGTACCGATTGAACGCTTGTTGGAGTAGAGAGGAGGCGAGAAACATGTTAACAGGATTGTTGGTACTGGCATTGCTGATCGCAGTGTCGAAGTGGATTGTATGGCGTATAAGCTTCATGGCGGTGCTTCTGTATTATGGAGAACGTGGTCAGGAGCTTCCTACGGCAGAGACGATCCAGAAGTACCAGACGAAAGCAGCATTGAAGTCGTTAGGGCGTGATGGTAGATCCACAAGAACCTAGGACAAACGACACGGCATAACCTAAAGAGGGGTGGCGTGATGGAAATGAAAATCGTGAACCATATCAAGATCGATGGACAGGAATATCTGTTCGAGGAGCTTTCAGCAGAGCGGAAAAAGGACATAGCCTGTCTGATACAGGAGAATGCAATGAAGGCAGCAGGATACTGCAAAGTAACAAGAAAGGAGGTAGCAGGGTGAGATACAAGTGCGATAAGTGCGGAGACACAATCTATGTGGATCCGGGAGACGAGAGAATCTGCGATACCTGCACGCAGAAGATCCGGATCAAAGCAAAAGAACAGGAAAACTACTATGAGAGGTGGAGAAAGACATGGGGAAATGCTATTGCTTCGTGATCGATCAGCGGAAAGATCGGTTTGAACGGGCGAGGGAGAGAAGAAATCGCCGCCGGATTCGGAAGGCTCTGGCGGTGTGGAAAGCAGCGATACAGATTGTGTGGGCACTGGCTATTTTGATGATGACAGCGCTTGGAATTCTTGTCACTCTGCTGGCTGTGAGCAATCGTATAGGCGTCAGCTGTGTCGCAACAACATTTATTATGTTTGCAGTCGGTGGACCGATCGGCGAGGCGCTGATGGGTGGAAAAGAGTAAAAAAATAGGAGCTGTGGGGACAGCTCCAAGGTGCGTGTGCTACGCAAAAATCTCTACATACAGAGTAGCACAAAAGCACCGAAAAAGCAAGGAAATATCGAGTCTTTATAGGCTTGATTAAGGGACTAACTTTAGAGGTACTTGTGATGTATAGAGAAATTGTATATAAGGCAGGAGCTACCAGGGAGACGATCCGATGCTATCCGAAGGGAATGAGAAAAGGGGTAGAGAGAGGGGAGTACATCCGGAAGAAGAGCAAAGAAGAGATCCGGGAAGCAAACCGGAGGCAGGCGAGAAGAGATCTGGAACGTCTGATGAATGCCAACTTTAAGCCGGGGGACTGGCATGTGGTCCTGACCTACAGAAAAGAAATACGACCATCCCCGGAGGAAGCCCGGAAGGAACTGGAGAACTTTCTTGCAAGGCTGAGGAGAAGATATCGGAAGTTCGGATTTGATTTGAAATACATCGTAGCAACAGAATATGTTTCGAAGCATATTCACCACCATCTTGTCGTCAATAACGTCAACACGGGGACAGAAACGACGGCGGACATGGTTCGCCTGCTCTGGACCAAAAAGAAGGATGGTGAGATTCGTGGAAATCCGAAGTTCGTGCAGCTGTATGACACTGGAGAGTATAGCCAGCTGGCAGACTATCTTGTTAAGGAGACAGAAAAGAGCTTCCGGCGAGAAGACAGCGCAGTCGGACAGAGGTATTCGAGTTCCAGAAATCTGATCCAGCCGAAGAAGACGACAAGGGACAAGCCAAATAAGTTCTGGAAGCAGGATCCGAAACCGAAACCAGGATATTACATAATTCGAGATAGCATCTATAACGGCATTGACCGTATGGGATATCCGTACCAGAGATACGTGGAGGTAAAGCTGAATCCCACAGATGCAGACTGGGAAACAAAAAAGACCCCTTCGGGGCATGTCACAAAAGGCACCCGTTCACATAGCACCAGCCACCGGCCGCGTGCCGGTGGGGAAAGGAGCCGCAGATGACAGACATTCACGCGATTATCAGCAAAGCAACAATCGATCTTATAGATCTTACAGGATATGAAAAGGCTGTGGATATACAGTCCGTGCTGTATATGAACCTCTCCGGCTATACGCTGGCGGAAGAGTGTACGGAGGTAGCAGAGGCAGGGGACAAGCTGGCAGAGGCTGTGGAGAGCTGGATGATCGAGTTGGGGCTGCAGGGCTGCACAGAATCAACGATCAGAACCTATGCCTATAATTTGAGGAGCTTCCTTGCGGATGTGCCGAAAGCTCTGGAGGATATCACGGAGCGGGATATCAAGATGCATCTCGCAAGAGGAAAAATGGGAAAAATGAATGTCCGCTGCACAAGAAAGTGGTCAGACGCAACATATAACCTGCGTCTCCGGGCACTGCGCGGCTTTTTCAATTATTGCTATGAGTACGACCTGATCCCGGAGAATCCGGTCAAGCGGATCAAGGACACGAAGACTGCCCATGTTATGCAGCCGATCATGTCCGCAGAGGAACGGGAGATGGTTCGTAGCAAGTGCCATACAGAGAGGGAGATCGCTCTGGTGGATTTCCTGTATAGCTCCGGAGTTCGTGTATCAGAGCTGGTCAGCTTAAACCGTCAGGATATCGATTTTCGCCGCCGGAAAGCGAAATGCTTCGGAAAAGGGCGGAAGGAACGGGAAATCACGTTTTCAGCAGAGTGCGGGGTACACCTGGCGGAATATCTCGCTCAGCGGACAGATCATAACGAGGCATTATTTGTCAGCTCGGTCAAGCCACATCAGCGTCTCACGAAGGCCGGGATCCGGGCATTGTTGAAGAAGATAAAGGCACGTGATGAGCGTCTGGCGAGGGTGAAACTGACGCCGCATGTATATCGGCGCACCCGCGGAACAGATCTAATCAACAGGGGAATGCCTGCGGAGCTGCTTGCGAAAAAGCTCGGGCACGAAAATGTTCAAACATTGCTCACGTGCTATGCGGAGATCCGGCAGGAGACTGTGTGGGCGGCAGAGGAAAAATATGGTTGAGGAAGGTGAAGAATTGAAAGGTTACTATGAAAGAAAGATCCGGAATCTGGAAGAAGCGCTTGAAAGGGCGCTTCAGGAGACGGAGAGAGAACGGTCGGCAAGGGAAGAAGCGACCAGATATATCTATGCGCTGCTGAAGCAGATGGGAGGACATACCATCGTGCGTGTTGAAGAGCTTCAGCAGCAGGAAGGACAGCTTATGTGTAGAGTAAACCGGGCAGCAGGAGTTGTCCGGATGAATATTGAGAAAAAGGAGAGTCGAAAATGTTTGAAAAATACGGGGAATTTGACAGTTATGAGGAGATCAACCGCGCGGCGGCCGCGCAGTTAGCGGAAGGCGACACGGAAGCCATCTATGCGATTGCAGAGGAAAATGGAATCGACAGAGAGGACGCAGAGGAGTTTATCGAAGGTGACGCAGCGGAGCTTGTGACTGCACTCATGGCGGCGAACGGAAAGCTGAAGATCGAGGCGGCGGAATTGCAGCCCAAGGAGATCATGGCGGACTGGCTGGACTATATCCAGATCCAGTGCTTCGAGGATCCGGAGATGCGCCTGGCAGTGCGCCGGAAGGGGAAGAGCTTGAAGGAGTGCATCGGGAAGCTTGTGAAGTGGTCTTTGGATCACGCCGAGAATGTGAATAAGGATATCATCAAGGCAGCAGGAATCCCCTCATGGGCGCAGAACGGTTGTAAACTCGGGATCCCGGGGATGGGCACAGCGAAGCGGTTGATTAAAGAATATTATCTGGGAGGTGGAGAACATGCGGGTGTATAAGGCTACAAAGGCTGATCTGACCTGTACGATGGGGCACGGAACCTTCCAATATGAGCTTGGGATTCCAGCCCATGCGGATAGCACGAAGTGCGGGAACCGCGGCCTCCACGCATGTGAGTACGTCCTGGATTGCCTCAGGTACTATAGCCTGGATGACCGAATCTTTAAAGCGGAGGCAGAGGGACCGATAGACGAGGATGGGACAAACTCGAGAATCGCATGTGAGCAGCTGACACTTACTCAGGAACTGACACGCCGGGATATCGTGAAAGAAGCGATAAAGTATATGGTCCGCCATCCGGAACGGGACTGGAAGATGGATATGTATCGCGTAAAAGCCCAGAAAGACAAGGCAGAGGGAAATGGTGACGGGATCGTGATCGCCAGGGGAAAGAAACCGATGGCACGAGGAAAGAAGGGGGATATCCTGGCACTCATCATGGAGACAAAGCCGGGCTGGTTCCAGGTGGCAGCTCTCGGTGAGATCGATGGCGAGAATGGAAAAGAAGGAATCTGGTATAGTGCGCTGCCAGATGGACGTACTGTGGAGGTGGTGTAGATGAAAATCAAACAGGGACAAGCAGTGCCGATCCCGAAGTGTGACAGAGATGGTTGGCGGGTCATTGCGGCGCGGACACCGGATCTTCTGGTACTGGATTGCTTCATAGATCAGGACTATAAAGGCCGCTATCTCATGAACGTTATGACGAAAGAATATGGATTGCTTCGGGATGGAAGTTATTCGGCAGAGAAATTGGTTCGGGTATTTAGTCGAGATACTTGGCGATGGTACACGGATCATAGGAACATAATGAGCACCGAGAGTGATAGAGATATTATCAGATCAGCACTGGGAATTAAAAAAACGCAGTATGACGATGATGTCCTGTTTAAAATCTGTGATCTGGAGGAGAATTATCTCAGAGACAGAAATTGGGCGAAAGAGAACCGCCGCCAGGAACGTCTTAGAAAGCTCATGTCCACTGTTCCAGAACTTCCGAAAAATTTCCGCGCATGGGCAGCAGAAATTGTTTGGAAAGATCCATATCCAACATATAAACGGGAAGATGGAAAATATCGGTGCCCTGCCTGCAATGCGGAGTTAGAGATAAAAAAAGATGGAAAGAACCTTTGCCATAATTCGGTATTTACCTGCGCTAGCTGTGGGAAAAATTTAATTTTGAAGCGTCGTGGGAAACGAACCATGGAGTGGAATCAGGTGACACTGATCCAGGAGACAATAGAAGGACAGGCTGTGTACCGCCAGTTTGATATTCAGTCCAATTTTAATGAGCGGGGGTATGAAATTCATTTGTCCGAAGCATTCCGGATATTCATTGAAAAAGCCAAACCGCTCGGAAAGAGCGGACTACAGATTTACTATAATCAGCATAGTAAATACTCCGATTATGAAGAATTTGACAGGAGAGATCCGGCAAACAAGAGAGTTGGTGTGTGCTATTTATACCCGGAAGGGAGTAAGGCACTGGAAAAGACGGATTTTAAAAAGCTAGCAAGGCTATTTGGACAGATGGCAGCAGCAGGGACACAGGCAGATTACAATGGAATTATGATTGCACGAAATGATTCAGATGTCATTGGGATGATAGAATATCTGTTTAAAGGTCGATTTTACAAGCTGGTGACTCAAGTGACTGAGCGTATCAGTATCAATGGTGGGTACTATGGAAAATTAAATCCGTCCGGAGCTACGATTGAGCAGGTTATGGGATTGGAAGATCGGCAGAAAATTAACCGTCTAAGGGAAATGAATGGCGGAAAAATCGAACTGGAATGGCTCAGATGGGCGGAAAAATCCGGGAAGAAACTTTCAGAGAAATTTATGGCTTTTGTGTCAGCAGAAGATCTTGGGATCGTGTATACATATTTCATCAAGGATCAAATGACGCCAGAGCAGATCATGAATTATGTACTTAAGCAGCGAGAAATAAGCTACAAAGGAAAATCTGCGAAATCAATCCTGAATCAGTGGGAAGACTACCTGTCTATGAGTAAGAGGCTTGGCAAAGACATCACGGATGAGATGGTTTACCGGCCGCGTGAGCTGAAACGCCGCCACAACGAGGCTGTAGAAGCCATCAGGCGTATTGAGATGATCGAAGCAATGAAACGTGATGCTGAGATGAAGGAGCGTCGTGCACGGGAACTTAGGGAGAAGTATCCGGGTGCAGAGGAAATACTGGAGGAGATTGCACCACGGTATGAGTATGAGAACACCGAGTACAAGATCATCGTCCCGCGGCACCTCACTGACATTATGTCGGAAGGAAATGCCCTGCACCACTGCGTAGGAAGCACAGACCGATACTTTGAGCGGATCCGGGATCAGGAGACGTATATCTGCTTTCTGAGACGCCAGGAAGAGCCGGAACTGCCGTACTACACGATCGAGGTGGAGCCGGGAGGCACGATCCGCCAGCACCGGGGGATGTATGACGAGGAGCCGAACATTGAGGAGATCCGGGGATTCCTCCGGGAGTGGCAGAAAGTCTTGAAAAAGCGCCTGCACAGCAAGGACTGGAAGCTGGCAGCAGAGAGCAAGGTTAAAAGGGAGCAGAATTTGGAAGAATTGCGGAAGGCAAATAATGAGCGGGTCTTAAAGGGACTCGCGGAAGATTTTATGGAGGCAGTATAAATGGAGATAGTTACACAGGAGACCGGAGAGGTCAAGAAGGTTACATACAGGGAACTGAAGGTTGCGATGGATTCCGAAATGGGAAAAACCGCAGAGAGCTTTGTGAGGATTGGATATCTCTTCAAGATGGCGAGGGATACGGATGTTCTTCAGGAATCTGGATATTCATCCTATCTTGAATTTGCCGAAAAAGAATATTCGATGGACAAGTCTCAGGTATCGAGGTTTATCAATATCCACACGAAATTTTCCGATCCGGAGGACCCGACAAGATTAAGCGAAAAGTATCAAGGGTTCGGCTCTGCGAAACTGGCGATCATGCTGACGCTTCCGGATACGATCATTGAAGAACTGACGCCGACGTTCGCAAAAAGTGACATTCAGGCAGTGAAAGAGGAACTGGAGGCTGAGAGTAAGATCTCCGATCTGGAAGTCATTGCGGAACAGGCAGAGACCGCAAAAGAAGCAGACGGGCAGCAGGAGCCAGACATCCTGCATCAGGTGGTAGGTCAGATTCTTGACGGTGATCTCTACATGCGTATCAAGATCCGCCAGGCACTCAAGTCCAGTCGAAAAGAAGCGCTGCTTCAGGAGATTCTGGCACCGGCCGGGGAAGCGATGCACTCCGTCCGGATTAAAGGAGTGGGGAGGCTGATGCTGTCAGTCAAGGGACTGGATACAGAGATTGCACTGATCAATGTCCGGAGTGACAGCAAGGAGATGTACTCATGGGAGACAGTGATCCGGGCGGTCGAAGATTACTGCACCAGCCATACGGACCCGGAACCAGAGAAAAAAACGGAAGTTGCACCGGTGCAACCGACAGAAAAGCCGGAGAAGAAGAAAGAACGGAAAGTATCCAAAGTAACGAAGGCCAGGGAAGCAGAAAAGTTGCCAAGCCGCTCGCGGAAAGTGCCCCAGGAGGAGGTACCGTCAGAGCAGACCGCCCCAGAAACTCCTACGGTGGCCGCGGTAATCAGCAGTATCGAGCATGAAGCTTTCAAGCAGGCAACAGCGTCTGACGGACTTGTGGGGTACGAGAAAGCTGAGGAGGGAAACAGGCAGCAGGAGTCCTCTCAGACTGCGGAACCTCAGCTGGAAGGACAGATGGAAATCACACAATTTCCCCAGTATTTGCCGGATGAATACATTAAGTGCCACGATGGCAGCGAGGTCCAGGAAAGCGAGGAAGCGCGGATCAGGGCAGATCAGAGGCTGCACATAGAAACCATGTGTGCTCCGGTATTGTCGTATATCCGCCAGCATCCGGGATTGATCGGCCGGATCACCATCACAGAGGAGGGGATCACCATTGAGTAGAGCATCAAGTATACATGCAGTACATCCAACCCCAGACCCGCGGGGAGGCATTTACCCGACAGAAATCCAACGAATCAAAAACAAAATAAAGCTGGGGGACAAGATCTCTGTAAACACAGAGAAAGGATATGTAAACATAAATCCTGACAGCACGAAACCGGGGATCGCACACCGGCGGGGAACCGTGATTGCAAAGCATAAGCATCTGATCGTGTTGGAGTATCCGGGAGGACTCACAGAGGCTTTCCGATGGGCAGAAATTGCGGATAAGGTAGCGATATGAAGAACCTCTATATGCTGAAGAACATCCGGACAGGCGTCATAGAATATGACAATCTGTACGCGCAGGACGTGCATGACCTGATCGGGATCAATAAAAGCTGCATAAGCAAATACGAAAAAAGCAAAAGCGTATATAACGGCACATGGCGGATCATGATGTCAAGCGGCACAGAGCTATGGACGGAGTACACAAGGGACGCATGGGACACATACCGGAAGCTGGTGCTCCGCGGCATGGCAAGAGCAGCAAGAAAAGGCTGGCGCAGCTACGCAGAGATGATCCGTCATGGAGCGATACAGACACAGGAGGTAAAGGACAATGGCAAAGAGCATCATACAGGCGCGGACAGGCCCGTCTGAACGGGAATGTTACCTGTGCCGGGAAGAAGCGGAGAGGAATGGATATTATGGGGAACTGTGTCACACAGGTCTCCATAAGCATCATTTTGTATACGGGAGGTTCGGGGCATACCGGAAGAAAGCGGAACATTATGGTCTGTGGGGATATGTCTGCGAAGCAAGGCATCATGAGCACGGACCGGAAGCGCCGCACTGTAATAGCAAGGTGGATGAGCACCTTAAAAGAGTCGCTCAGCAGGCATTTGAGGAAAAGTATGGGCATGATTTGTGGATGCAGGAGTTTGGGAGAAATTATCTGGAGAAGTGAGTAGTGTTTATCGGGAATAGAGAATTTTTAGATTGCACGGAGTGCCCAAGATGCAAGGCGAAGGAAGGACTGAAACATGGCGTAAGGTATGAAATCTGCAGCATGAGCGGAAATCTTGTCTATCTTGACCCGTGGAAAGAGCGAAAAGCATGTGGTTCAGGCTGGATCCATCATCATGTGTCCAGTTGTGCGCTGTACGAAAAAAAGGAGGAGAATAGCCAGTCATGAAGAAGATTAAATTATTCCCGTTCCCGCATGTGGAGATCAGGATCTCCGTATCGGATGAAATGGAAAGAGATTATTGGAAATGCAGAGAATCCATCCGGAGAGCCGTTGAAGCCGGGGATGATCAGAAAACATTCAAATGCGAGGAGTGCAGTTGGAGGAATGTGAAAACATCCGAGTGTAACGGCGTGTGTGCCATGAATGGACTGGACGAGCAGATGAGGGGAGGAAAATCAGATGGGACTAATCGAGAAGAATGATAACGGATCCTGGAAGCTGAAAGGTGTGGGATGGAGCCAGATCAAGCCGGGTGCAGTAATTAAGATTTTAAGAAGATATGCTATCACTTCTGCCCGATGTGTGGACAGGCAATTTATCAAGAAGATTAAGATTTGGAGGAAGTGGAATAGATGCTAAAGAGAGATAAGAGTGGATATTGTATCTGCGAAAAGGATACATTGTATGTATGCCCGTATGGAGATAAGCATGGCACATGTTTCGGGTGTCCGCTGGGAGATGCAATAGATAATAGGCAACCAAAAGAGAATTGTAAAGATTTGATGGAGGATGAAATGTCACAAGAAGAAAAGTATAAGTTGGCGCTATTTGCAGTAATTCGTAACAGCGCAGTGATGCCGCAAGGTGTTGAGCTGGGGAAAACCATGCACGAAATAAACACAATGGCTGTTGCGGTGATGGCCAAAATTATGGAGTCGTGTGATTATGAAAATTTAAAAGAATCATATGAATCTGTATCAAACTGAAATTTGAGTAAGGAGAACGGGATGGAAGTAAAGATAAGGCCGAGAAAGGCTACTGATCGAGGAGGCTACTACTGCATGCCACTGTACACCAATATCCAGCATGGGAAGCCGGGATGGAGAATCACACAGTGTCCGGAGTGTGGGGCGAAATGCTGGAGGATCCCACTGGCAGAGATCGCAGAGAAGCAGGGAGCCCGTGGATTGTGTACGATGTGTGCGATTAAGAAGGGAGTGGGAGCATGAAGACGAAGAATGAGCATAGAGCGCTTAAGAATCTCGTGCATAGAAAACGGGAAGGCGAGTATGAAGCCATGATTGCGGATCCTCGCCCTAAGAGCTGGAGCGCCGCACACCGGGCATATGATGGCATGAATATGGGTTCGAGGCATAGAGAGGAGGGAGGTGAGACCGATGGACAAGGAAATTCTGAAGCAGTACATAGATGCCTGCGAGCAGGTAAAAGAAGCGAAGACAGCCCTGTCAAAGATTAAGAAAAGCAGGAAGAGAGTTGAACAGGATCGGGTAACAGGGTCCTCACATGATTTTCCCTATACAGCGAAAAGCTTTCACATTGAAGGTCTGGCATACCCAACGATAAAAGATCCGGACGAGCTGGATCGGCGGGAAGCGGTTCTTCGGGAACGGCTCAGACGGGCGGAAGAGATCAAGCAGCAGGTGGAACTTTGGATGCTTACTATCCCACAGAGAATGCAGAGAATCATCCGGTATAAGATTTTTGAGGATATGACATGGACCGAAGTTGCTAACCGTATGGGGCGCAATGCAACAGAGCTGAGCGTAAAGAAGGAATTTCAGCGATTCATGGAAAGATAAGTTTGTCACGAATGTCACACATGTCACGAATGAAAATGTTATAGTGTACACTGAAGCCAAAGGCATACAGGCTGGCGGCTTCCTACACCTTCTTTTTCTAAAAAGTGTTTGAGTACCCCGGCGGCGGTTCTTATTCCGACCGCCGAATATCAGGACATCTCCCTGGACGGAAGGGAGCATGAGCCGTAAATCCGAGCTGCGAGTTCGATCCTCGGTGTCCTGCTTGTCTAGAAAGAATTATAAACCAGTTGGACGGTGGAAACGCTATCCAGAAAGCACCTGTCTTCCGGCAGGTGTTTTTCTTTTGACCATTGACATGCGGCGCGCACGCCACCAGATGGCAGACCTCCTTTAAGGGTTGCAATCGGCAGTCCTTTATGGTGGCGGCGGGATCGCATTAAAAAGCGAGGTGAGTCCGGATGACGAAAAAACAGAAGATTTTTGCGGATGAATATCTGATCGACCTGAATGCCACCCGGGCTTACAAGGTCGCTTACCCCAGAGTAAAGAATGATGAGGTTGCGAGAGCGAATGGAAGCAGATTGCTAACAAATGCTAACGTTGCAGCGTATATTGAAAAGCGCATGAAAGAGAGGCAGGAACGGACACAGATCACGCAGGACATGGTCGTTAGGGAACTGGCGGCGATTGCGTTTGCCAGGCTGACAGACTACGTCAATGTTAAAGGTGGGGCAGTTAAGATCGAGGACACCAGCTCATTGACGGAATATCAGGTCAAGGCACTTGCAGGGATCAAGCAAGGAAAAAATGGAATAGAGGTAAAACTAAACGATAAGCTGAAGGCAGCAGAGCTCTTAGGTCGGCACCTGGGAATGTTCAAGGACAAGGTGGAGGTATCGGGATCCCTGGAGGCAGAGAAGTCGAAGCTGGATGATCTGCTGAAACAGATACGGGGTGATGGATAGTGAGCACAGAACGCCTTATTTTGTCGGAAAAATATAAAGCGTTTCTCAGGTGTGACGCGCCGGTAGAATTTTTGGAGGGAACGACAGCAGCAGGAAAGACAACGGTGGGACTGTTCAAGTTCATGCTGAAGGTGGCGGAGTCAAAGAAAAAATTGCACATCCTCGCGGCAAAAGATACCGGAACCGCTGAGAAGAACATCATCAACAAGGATCTGGGGATAATTGATGATTTCGGGAGTCTGGCGGTTTATAACGGTAATGGAACGAAAGATGATAAGATTCCTCATATCCTTTTCCACACTCCAGGCGGTGACAAGATCATCTATGTCATGGGCTACGGAGATAAGAAGAAATGGCAGAAAGCCCTGGGCGGCCAGTACGGCTGCCTGTACATTGATGAGATCAACACAGCGGACATTGACTTTGTCCGAGAAGCGGCGATGCGATGTGACTACCTCATGGCAACATTAAACCCGGATGATCCATCGCTTGACATATACAAAGAGTACATTAACTGCAGCCGCCCGCTTCCAGAGTGGGAGGCGGAGACACCGCAGGAAATTAAAGATGAACTGAAGGAAGAACCAAAGCCCGGATGGGTCCATTGGTTCTTTTCTTTTAACCATAATTTAGGTTTGCCGAAGGAAAAGCTGGACAAGATCCTGGCGAATACGCCGAAGGGGACGAAGATCTGGAAGAATAAGATTCAGGGTCTTCGTGGAAAAGCGACCGGACTTGTGTTTGTGAACTTTGACCGGAAGCAACATGTTGTAACAGAGGCGTGGATCCGGCAGCAGATGAAAGCCGGAAAGATTGTATGGAAGAAGTTCACGACCGGAGTAGATACCGCCTACTCAACAAAGTCCCCGGATACGATCGCTATGATCTTCCAGGGAATTACAGAGGACCGACGGCTGATCACGCTGGAGGAACGCGTCTACAACAACGCTGATCTGGAGAACCCGATCGCGCCGAGTGACACGGCCGTAAAGCTGATCAGCTTCCTGGAGCAGTGCCGTGAGAAGTGGGGACTGGCGAGAGATGTCTTTGTAGATAACGCCGATCAGGCAACAATTACGGAACTAAAGAAATACAAGCGGCTTCATAGCTGTCTGTATAATTTCTGGGATGCATACAAGAAACTGACGATCCTGGACCGTATCAAGCTGCAGCTTGGATGGATCCAACAGGGATGTTACCTGGTGAGAGACACGTGCACAGAGCATCTGGCAGAGCTTGAGAAATACAGCTGGAAAGAAGACAAGGATGAGCCAGAGGACCGGAACGACCATACGATCAACGCAAATCAGTATGCGTGGATTCCGTATAAGAACATGATCGGATTTGAGGAGGAATAGAAGTGGGGTGGATATCAAAGTTGAACGATAACATTACAAGAGGAATTCGAAGTTGGCTGAATGTCCAGGAGGCAAGCCCGACCGCGATTCAGATCAAGGAGATCATGGATTTTGAACTGTCCGCAATCCGCAATAGAATCTGGTACCGCGGCGATGGAAATGAGCTGGAGCAGTTGTACCAGCAGAGTGCTGAGACAGCAGATCGGTATAAATTCTGGGCGTCAAAATGCACGCCGGGAATGGAGATGAGGAAGATCCATACAGGTCTCCCGTCTTTGATTGTAAGAGTGTTGACTGCGATCGTTCTGGCGGACATGAATGATTTTGAATTTAACGATGTCCAGCAGGAAGAAATCTGGAAGAAAATCGAAAAAGAAAATAAGTTCCGGAAAGCTTTTGAAGAGACATTAAAAGAAGCTTTGTACATCGGGGATGGGGCATACAAGGTAACGATTGATACATCGGTGAGCCAGTATCCGATTTTGGAATGGTATCCGGGAGAAAGAATCGAAATCACCCGGTCGAGAGGAAGAATTAGGGAGATTATATTTAAGACTCCGATCAAAGATCATAGAAGGGAATACACCTTATACGAATACTATGGATATGGGTATATTCGGAATGAGCTGTATAAAGGAAATACGCTGATAGACTTTAAAACAGTGGATGCGACAAAGAATCTCCATGATGTCCAGTTTGATAAGAAGGTGATCCTGGCAGTGCCGCTTAAGATATATGAAAATGCCAAGTGGAAAGGCCGCGGCGGTTCGATATTTGAAGGAAAGTTGGATAACTTCGATGCGTTTGATGAGGTATGGAGCCAGTGGATGCAGGCACTGAGAGAAGGAAGAGCTCATACCTATGTTCCGGACAGCTGCATTCCGAATGATCCGACTACCGGCAGGAAAATGAAACCTAATCCCTTCGATAACAGGTTTATTTCAGGTGGAGACAATATGGCGGAGGATGGTAAAAACCAGATCATCACGGTACAGCCTAATATTCCTCACGAGAGTTACTTGTCATCATATATTACGGCGCTCGACCTTTGCCTGCAGGGCATTATCAGTCCGAGTACGCTTGGAATCGACACAAAGAAGCTGGATAATGCGGATGCACAGAGGGAAAAAGAGAAGACAACGCTGTATACGAGAAACGCAATTGTGGAAGCGTTACAGGAAACACTGCCGGAAGTGATCAGTGCCGCCGTCAATGCGTATTATATCCTTTTAAAACAGCCGCCGCAGGAAGTAAACGTAGACATTCCTTTTGGGGAATATGCGAACCCATCATTTGAGAGCCTGGTGGAAACCCTGGCGAAAGCAAGACCGGGAGTAATGCTTATGAGTGTAGAGGCACAGGTAGAAGAAATGTACGGAGATTCTCGCGATGACGAGTGGAAAAAAGAGGAAGTAAGTCGCCTGAAGGCAGAACAGGGAATTGTAGAGGTGGAAGAACCGGGGGTCAATATGGCTGCCGGTTCTTTTCGGGTAAATATAGGAGAAAATGGAAATGAAGGTAAAAATCATGAACCGAATGTACCGGATGAGCCGTGAGGAGTATAAGGGGCTTCTGAAGGTGGCGAGTGATCAGGTTCCATTTGGAGTGTATGCGGTTGAAAAAGACGGATATGCCGAGTTGAGAAATGATAAATGCCGGAGCGTGACTGAATTGAAAGCACTCACCCGCGGTTTTAAATCGCAGGGGTTCCGGGTGCTGGCAAATAGGCAGGTGAATGCAGATGGCGGAGAAAAACGAGTATGACATTACAGAAGCGTTCCGAAAGATCGAGGCGGAGCTGATCGACTCCATGATGCGTAACATGGACCGGCACCGGGCAGAGGAGGAGAAAGAAGGCTATGAGTGGACCATGTGGCAGGCTGAGCAGCTGAAAGCACTGGAGAAGTACAAGAAGGAAAACCAGAAGAGATATTCCAAGCAGTTCAAGAGTATCAATGCACACATCGAGGCACTGATCCGGGAAGCGAGAGCGCGTGGGAACATGAATCAGGAGATCAGGATCCTGAAAGCAATCAAGAACGGATTTCAGGGAGCCAAGAAAGTCACACGCGGGGCAGCAGGAGAGTTTTTCAAGCTTAATGATAGAAAACTCGACGCATTGATAAAAGCAACGGTATCGGACATGGAGAAGGCTGAGACAGCAATCCTGAGGAAAGCAAACGATGACTACCGGAAGGCGATTTACAGCGCACAGGTATACGCGAACACCGGGGCCGGAACCTATGAAAAAGCGGTGGACATGGCGACGCGGGACATGCTTTCCCGGGGACTGAGCTGCGTTACGTTTTCGAATGGTGCTCAACACACCTTGAAGGACTATGCAGACATGGCGATCCGCACCGCCAGCAAGCGGGCATACCTTCAGGGAGAAGGCGAGAAACGGCAGGAATGGGGAATCACGACCGTCATTCTGGCAAAGAGAGGCGGGAACCCGTGTCCGAAGTGCCTGCCGTTCGTGGGAAAGGTCCTGATCGATGATGTGTGGAGCGGCGGCCGATCAGACGGTGTGGATCCGGAGACAGGAAAGAGTTATCCGCTGATGAGCTATGCGATCGCTCATGGGCTGTATCATCCCAGATGCAAGGACAGCCACACGACCTATTTCCCGGGAATTTCCACGGCAGATGATACATGGACCAGGGAAGAGCTGGAAGCTGTCGGACTGGCGAATCAGGAAGAAGCCAGGAAGCAGTACGCGAAAAGGCAGGAAGAGAAGTACGAACGCCTGGAAGAATATTCACTGGATGATGAAAATCAGAAACGCTATGCGGCCAGGCGGGAAGAATGGAAAAAACGCCGCCGTGCGGCAATGCAGAAGGCTGAAGAAGAGAAAGGACCGAATATGCAGACGGTCAAAGAAAAGATATCTGCAAAGAGAAACGAACGAGATGAGCTGATCCAGAAGAAAGATGAGCTCGCCTCCGAGAGAAAAGAGCTTGAGAAAAAGGTATATTTTGATTTAACCGGTACACAGGAAGAAATGGGGCGACTGCAGTCTATTTCTCAAAATGAAAAAGAGCTTGAGAGTCAGATTCAGGCAGTAAAAGATCAGATCAAGGAACAGCAGGGAACTTACCGGAAAGCGGTCGAGGAGCGTCTGATCAAAGACGGAGTCATCAAAGAAGTACGATTGTCAGATAAAATGACGCCGGAAGCGGCAGATGAGATCGAGAATACATTGCGGCATATGAAAGAAAAGTATGGAGTAATGCCGAAAGGAATCGTATTCAGCCCGCTTAAAGTTCCTGATGCAACAGCAAGTTATAACTGGATCGATGATAAGATCTATCTTTCCAACAAAATAACGGATCCGGAGAAATATCTTGAATTTATAAAAAAAGTAGAGGAGTCCCACGAGGCATACAGGGAGCATTACAATATAAAACAGTTAGGAAAAGAGAGACTGGAAGAAGCCGAGAAGATTCTTGCTGATAAGACAGTCCAGGGATATGAACGGGAACAGGCGTTGCTACAGAAAGCAGAGGCTGAGATCATGCTGAACACGCAACGGTTTGGAGTGCGTGAAAATATCCATGACGTTCTAATGCATGAATATGGTCATTTTATCCATCGCCATGCGAGTGGGGACCAAAATAACATTCAGAAAAAGAATATATTTAAGGCAAAAGAGCTCGGTGGAAAAATGAGTGGAGGCGATTGGTTTTATGAGAAAAATGTAAAATATTCCAGGGAGGCAAAGGTCGAAGCGGCCCGGATCAGTGAGTATGCAACAGAAAATCCATATGAGACGTTCGCAGAGGGCTTTCTGGCGATGGAGAAGGGAGAAAGGATTCCGGATCGGATCGCAGAGGTCATTTTCGATGCAATGAAGGCAGCAGGAGCGAAACCCGTTGAAAATATGCGTGGCTCTGATATAATAAGGGTAAGTAAGACAACTCTTACAGCAGAACCTAATACCATAACAGAGGTCGTTGGAAAACGTGGTGGAATTGATCGGAACTATTATGGAACTGATGGCAAGCAAAATAAGCAGATCAGCAACAATGATCATGGAAACCCGAAGAGACATCCGTATGGAAAGCATGGAGAACATGCACATGATTATATTTACGACGAAGAAGGAAAGCTAAAAGGGCGTCCGGTAAGAGAACTGACAGAACAGGAAAGAAAGGAGAATGAAGATATTATATGAGTGCAAATGAATTAAGAGACTTTATTGCAAGCTTATGTTCCCATGTCACATTCGATTTTCATGGGAAGTCATGTGGCGTTGATCCGCTTGCTCTGGATCAGATCGATTTGTGGTGTGGAGATGACACGATGACAGCAGCGTCGGTGTCAGAAGCGATGAATACCCCGTTTTTTGATGGAAAAAGCCTTAATGAGATAGCAGATAAAATCGAGAATGTAGAGTAGATCTCACCAGTAAATAAACTGGTGAGATTTTTATTTACAGTAGAGTTGCACCGGTGCAACAGCAGGAGGTAGGCGTGAAAGAATATTATTATGAATTCATTGTCCCGGTTGTGATATCAGTTGTAACAGTAGTGGTAGTCCATGTATTATTGCCTCTGTAATGAAGGTTACGATAATAGGGCAGAGAACAGAGCATTTGAAGAATTCCCAAAATTCATGCAGACAGAATTCACTATATGATTTTCCCGGTTCCGTCAAATAAAATAAGTCGGGGCAGGTGTCGTAGGGAATTTCAACCAGTAAGTTGTCCTTTAGGTTTTTGACAACCAGGACCGCTTCTCCGTCGGTGCAGATTCTGAATTTTCGAGCGAGCTCGATACCAGAATAATATTTTCCCTGAACGGTTGGAGCTGTCTTGCAGGCAGATCGGAGTAGTTTGCGGGACCGTTTTGAAAGATACATAAGCTTCACCTCACATAATCGTATATGAAGAGTATAACACGCAGAAACAGTTGCGTGTTATTTTTATGCCCAAACGCGAGTATGGCGTTAAACTCTGCGCGGCCGGCGACACCGATGAAAATGGATGATAGGGAGACACCCTCAAAATGGAAAGGAGAAACCATATGAAAAAGAACAGATTTTCCATGAACTTACAGCTTTTCGCAGATCCGGCGGGTGGAACAGGAGAAGGTGCGGGAGGCACTGGAACCGGTCAGCAGAATCCGGCAGCAGGAACTGGACAGGGAACCGGTCAGCCAGGCGCATCGGCTCCGCAGATCGATTATGCCAGGATCCAGCAGATGCTTAATGGAACGCTGGCGGCAAAAGAGGACACGGCGCTGAAAGCTTACTTCAAACAGCAGGGACTTACTCAGGAAGAAGCCGAGAAGGCCATGGCAGCTTTTAAAGTAGAAAAAGCAAAGAACCAGCCAGACGTGGAAGCAATGCAGGCACAGATCACAAGCCAGCAGGCAGCAACAAGACAGGCACAGATCGAATCAGCGGCGACATTGGCGGCAGTAACGCTGGGAATCAATGCGAAGACGATTCCGTATGTCTTAAAACTTGCGGATTTCAGCCAGGCAGTAGGAGAAGATGGAAAAATCAACACAGAAACCGTAAACAATGCGCTGAAGAAAGTACTGGAAGACGTTCCGGCGCTGAAACCGCAGACCGCAGGAGCATCCGGATTTGTCCAGGTGGGAGCATCCGGAGGTGATAATGGCGGACAGGCTGGAAGCCAGGCAGACCAGCTGGCGGCAATCTTCGGCAACGATAAGAAGTAGAAAGGAAACAGAATATGGCAGTTTATAGTTACGCAGAGACATTCGAACGGGAACTTGCACAGAAGTATGCAAGAGAGTTGACATCTTACGATTTAACTCTCTCGAACCCGGGAATTAAGTTTTTAAACGCACAGACGATCAAGATCCCGAGAATGACTGTATCCGGATACAAGGATCATAACCGCAACAGCATGGGATTCAACACAGGAACTATCACAAATGATTGGGAGCCGAAAAAGCTTGCCCATGACCGTGATATCGAGATTCCGATCGATCCGATGGATATCGATGAGACAAACCTGGTTCTGGAAGTTGCGAACATTCAGAATGTGTTCGAGACAGAGCAGGCGATCCCGGAAAAAGACAGCTATCGTTATTCCAAGCTGTACGCAGAGGCAAAGACTTACAAATCAAACGGTGCAGTGATCGATAACACGACACTGGATAAGGCCAATGTCCTGGACTGGTTCGATGAGCAGATGGCCATCATGGATGATCTTTCTGTTCCTCAGGAAGGCAGAATCCTTTATGTTACATCCGCGTTTAACAAGCTCTTAAAGAGTGCGGAAGGAATCACGAGAACATTTAGCGTCGGTGCAGCAGGCGTGATCGACCGTCGGGTGCATACCCTCGATGATGTAAAACTTAAAAACGTGCCGTCTGCGCGCTTCAAGACAAAGTACGACTTCACGAATGGATGTGTGGCCGCGGCAGCAGCCAAACAGATCAATTCGATCCTGGTACATCCGAGCTGTGTGATCTCCCGTGATAAGTACGCCTACATGAAGTTATTTACTCCGGGAACAGACTCCAGAACTGCAGATAAGTATGTATACCAGAACCGCTACTACACAGATACATTCCTGATCGAAAACAAAGCCTGCGGCGTTGCGATCAATGCAGAGGCAGAAGGGTAGGGAAGAATATGACAGCAGAAAAGGCGAATAAAGTCTATATGATCACCGAGGAACAGATGGAAGCGTATCGCACAGAGGGCTATGATATCCGTGATGATGATGGAAGAATCGTTGCATATGGAGCTGGAAAGAGTGTCCCGTATGAAGAATTCGCGAAAGTTTGTGCTGAAAACAAGGGACTGAAAGAGGCACTTGAAGAGTACCGTAAGATCGAAGCAGAGGCTGTACAGGAACAGGATGCAGAGGCTCCGGCGAAAACAGCAGGAAAGAAGAAAGCGAGTGAGTAGTATGGCATACGAACCGTATGTGACAAAGGAATACTACCAGACCGAATATGGCGGGGAGACCGTGCCGGAGGAGAAGCTGACAAAAGCCCTCCGGCAGGCGTCCCGTCACATTGATTCCCTGACCTACAATCGGATCGTAGGCCAGGGATTTTATAATTTGACAGAGTTTCAGCAGGAAGTTATCCGCGAAGTCATATGCCAGCAGGCAGATTTCGAGACGGAGAATGCAGATGAGATCGACACGATTCTTCAGAGCTACACGATCAACGGCGTGACCTCTCAGTTTGGAAGTTCCTGGAATGTGTTTACAGATAAGGGAGTAGCCATGAAGCGCGATGTGTACTCCCTGCTGTGTCAGACGGGCCTGTGTTGCCGGTTAGCGAGGTGAGACGATGAAATACCCATGTTTAGTGCCGAAACGGCTGTGCAAGACGCCTGTGCACGTCCATCTGGAATCTGAGGAGATCAATAACCTCGGAGAACCGAAGTATGTGCTTGACGCAGATCTGATATGCAATTTTCAGGACCGTGCAAAAACGATCCTGACAGCTGAGAAGAAGCTGGTGCAGATCACGGGAAGCGCATTGTTCCCGGGAGACATCGCCCCGGATATGCCGACATTAAGCGGCGGGACACTGACGGCATTTGGAGAGGAGCGCCGGATCGAACAGGGATGCAAGAACAGGAACCCGGATGGAACGGTGAACTTCTGCAGTCTGGAGGTGGTCTGATGGAAGTGAGATCAACGGTAAAGTTAAACTGGCCGCGGATCCGGCAGCTGTCGGAGGCGGCGGTGACGGCGTTGGAGCAGACAGCAGAGGCATTACTACACACGGAAGTTGTGCAGGCACAGGTCATGCCGTTCGACACAGGACACTTAGAAGAGGATGCGACGTTCATAGATTACAGTGAGTCTGCGAATGGAAAGGTATCTATCGTTTCCAGTACGCCGTATGCGCGCCGTCTCTACTATCATCCAGAATATCACTTCCAAAAGATGGAAAACCCAAATGCTGGAGGAAAGTGGTTTACACCGTGGCTTCCAGGTGGAGACAAGGCAGACTTTGCACAGAATGCCTTCAATAGATTCTATAAGAAAGCAGGTGGTGTCTGATGCTGACATTACCGGAGATCCGGCAATGGATCGCTGAGCTGGGAATTGCGGAAGATGAGAACGTCTATATCGGCAAGCTGGACAATAAGAAACAGAAGTCGGTCGGCGTATACGGCCGTGCAACCAGCGGTCCACCGCATACCGCACTGGGCGGTCTGGAACATACGACCTATGATACCAGACCGATCTCCCTGCTGGTCCATTGGACTAAGAGCAAGGGAGAGAGCGAAAAGGCGGCATATGGATTATTTAACAAGTTAAGAGAGATAACCAGACTGACCATCGGGGAGACTCCGATCCGGTATCTCTGCTTGATGGTCCCCGAGCCCCAGGACGTGGGGACGGATGACAGCGGGATATATGAGTATGTGATCTGGCTGGATCTTATCTATCAGAGAAAGTGAGGACGAAAAAATGGATGGTACAGTAGGAAAAGTGTACCCGGTACACAACAATATTTTTAAATTCGGCACCAAAGGACAGGAGAGCCTGGACGAAAACATGGCGATGCCGTCAGACCTTGAGAACTTCTCTCCCTCCATTGATGGCACTGTGGAAGAGTGGTACGCAATGGATGCAGCCGGTTGGGCGAAAGCCGCAATGACTGGAAAAAAGCTGAGCTTTAGCTTTAAAGGCAAGAGATCCGTGGGAGATGCAGGAAACGATTATATTGCAGGACTCGCATGGAAGTTCGGGCAGGACGTTATGACAAAATTCGAATGGACAATGGTTTCCGGTGCAAAACTTTCCGGAATCGTGGTGATCAACGTCACGACCCCGGGAGGCGGAGATACTACAAATCTGGATACGTTGGAGTTTGAGGCGGTATTCTATGGAAAACCGACATTCACGGCGGCGGCAACATTATAAGGAGGAGTGAAGATGGCAAAAGTAGTAGATATTACAAATAAGCTGGAATTTGATGGAAACCCGAAGCTGAAGATCAAGGATAAGGAGATCGAGGTGAACGCGGATGCGCCGACCATGTTAAAGGTCATGAACTTGGTGGGGGACGATCCGACGCCGAAAGAGGTCATCACACTGTATAATCTCGTGTTCCCTGAGGAATCCAGAAAAGTACTGGATGACATGAAGCTGAATTTTGCAGACCTTATCACCGTGGTAGAAGCGGCGGTAAGTGTCATTTCAGGAGATACAGACACATCGGGAGAGCACTGACCCGTACTACGACCTGTTTGAGGACTGGGACCTGATCATTTCCAGCTTCCTCTCGCAGTACGGGCTTAGGATCCGAACAAAAGAATTTGAGACGGTATCCTGGGATGAGTTTAAGTCGCTGCTGGCCGGGCTGTCCCCGGATACCGCTTTGGGGCGTGTAGTAGCCATCCGATCCGAGACGGATAAGGAAGTGATCAAGCATTTCACGACGGATCAGCGCCGTATTTACGATGCATGGCGGGACCGTAAGGCCGATAATATGACGGAAAAGAACTATGACCGTGAGATGGCTGCTCTGGAGCAGATAATGGCTCAGATGTTTGGAGGCGGTAAAAATTGAAAAAGTAAAGCAGGAGAAAGTCCGGTGCCCATACTGTGGGCATCCGGTCAATGCGAATCGATCCGAGGACGCCAAGTGCAGAGGTGTCTTTTTTAAGTGCAAGAATAAAGACTGTAAAAAAATATTTGAATTAAGAATCTAAGACGCTGTGCCGATGTGCCTGTCTTAAAAGGCAGGTGATAGGTATGGCGGCTGACAGTGTTGGTCAGATCGGGCTGGATCTGGTCGTCAATAAAGGAACATTTGAGAAGCAGATGACAGGGATCCAGGCACTTGCAAAGAAAGCAGGTGCCTCCCTGGCAGCCGCGTTCGCTGTAAAGAAGATTGTAGATTTTGGAGCAAAGTGCGTTGAACTCGGATCCGACCTTGCGGAGGTCCAGAACGTCGTCGACGTTGTGTTCCCGCGAATGAATCAGAAGATCAATGAGTTTGCAAAGAATTCCGCAGCTCAGTTTGGACTGTCGGAGACGATGGCAAAGAAGTTCACAGGAACCTTCGGAGCTATGGCGAAGGCATTTGGATTCGGTGAGCAGCAGGCGTACGAAATGGGAACGACGCTGACCGGTCTGGCGGGAGATGTAGCGTCTTTCTACAATATCAGTCAGGATGAAGCGTACACAAAGCTGAAATCGGTATTTACCGGCGAGACGGAGAGCCTGAAGGATCTGGGCATCGTCATGACGCAAACCGCATTAGACAGCTATGCTCTGGCAAATGGATTCGGCAAGACGACGGCGAAGATGTCCGAGGCTGAAAAGGTTGCCCTGCGGTATAAATTTGTGCAGGATCAGCTGACCTCTGCGGCCGGAGACTTTTCGAGAACTTCCGATGGATGGGCAAACCAGGTAAGAATCCTCAAATTACAATTTGACAGCCTGAGGGCAACAATCGGACAGGGATTGATCAATGTTCTCTCTCCGGTGCTCAAGGTGATCAATACGATCATCGGGAAGCTGATGACTCTGGCGAATGCGTTCAAGGCATTTACGGAGCTGATATCCGGAAAGAAATCATCAGGTGGAGGAGTCTCTGCGGCAGCAGCAGGAATGGAGGCAGTCGCCGCGGCATCAGACAAAGCAGGATCCGCAGCATCAGGAGCCGGAACTGCGGCAAAGAAGGCTGCCAAGGACATGAAAGGCATGTCCACGGGGATCGATGAGCTGAACATAATCAATCCTTCAGACAGTTCCGGAAGCGGAAACTCCGGCGGCGGAGCCGGTGGGGATTATGGTGCCGAAGACATCGACATGGGATCCCTCGCCGAAGGAACCGATGAGATCGACAGCCGTTTGGACAGTATCCAGAAGAAGATCAATGACCTCCGACAGTCTTTCATGAACGGATTCTGGAACGGGTTCGGTGATATAGCAGTCTTTGATGATGTTCAGAGGTCTGTTGACGGAATTCGGGAGTCCGTTAAGAGTATTTTCGGGGATCCGGAGGTAAAACGGTCCGCAGATGAGTTTGCGGCTACTGCGGCGAACAGCCTTGGGAAGATAGCTGGATCGTTCGGATCTATCGGAATGTCGATTGCGGACAACCTTCTCGGGGGATTAGATCGGTATCTGCAGCAGAACACGGACCGGATCCGAGGCTATATCATTTCCATGTTTGATATTGGTGGTGATATTGCAGGAATAGCCGGGAATCTGTCGGCAGCAGTGGCGGAGATCTTCACAGTATTACGGAGTGGATCCGGGAAGCAGATCACGGCAGATCTTATCGGAATTTTTTCAGATGCGTTTATGGGAGTTACCGCGTTAGCGGGATCATTCGGCCGCGATGTTTTAGATCTCATTGCGACACCGATCATAAACAATCAGGAAAAGATCAAATCAGCTTTTCAAGGCATTCTGGACGTGGTGCAGACAGTTACATCTGCAATCAGAACGACCCTTGCAGGGCTGATTGACTCGGTACAGAAAAAATATGATGAGAGTATCAGTCCACTCTTAAAAAGCTTCAGCGACGGCATTTCGAAGCTTGCAGAAGTATTCCTGGACACATTTCAGGCGAATATTCTTCCGGTGCTTCAGAATGCTGCTGATCGCTTTGCGGACTTTACCACATCGACCTTACAGCCGTTAATTGACAAGTTTCTGGAGTTTGCAGGAAAAGTAACCGAGTGCATTCAGGAAGTATGGGAGAAAGTTCTCCAGCCGTTTCTGGCATGGTTTATAGCGAATGTAGCCCCGAAGATCGCGAGCCACCTTGGGAAGGCAATCGATGCATTCTTTAATTTCCTCACGAATGTTGGAAATGTGATCAGCGGTGTTCTTGATATCTTTAACGGTCTTCTTGACTTCCTGTTAGGAGTCTTTACTCTTGACTGGGAAAGAGCATGGAGCGGTGTAAAGCAGATGCTGTCGGGCGCATGGACGGCGATGAAGGCACTGGTGACGACCATGGTCGAGGCGATCCGGTCCATTATCGAGCTGACATTAGACCGAATCAAGAATAAGTGGACGATCACATGGAATGCGGTAAAAGCCTTTGGAGAGACTTGCTGGAATGCGATAAAAGCCCTGGTAGAGAGCATCTTTACTGCTATTAGCAATAAGATCGCAGAAGTCTGGAATTCCGTGAAGTCGAAGACTGAGCAGATCTGGAGCGGAATCCGTACCACGGTATCGACCATTACCGAAGGAATTCGTGATAAGATCACGGCGATCATGACGGCGATCAAGTCCGGGATCAGCACAGCACTGGATGGCATCAAGGACAAATGGACCAGCGTATGGAGCGGCTTAAAGGAGAAGACCATCAGTATCTTTGATGATATCTGGAGCGGAATCCGTGGAGCGATCAACAGCATTCTTTCCGGAGTTGAGAAGATGGCAAACGGAGTTGTGAAGGGCGTCAACAAGATGATAGACGCACTGAATAACCTGAGCTTTGACGTACCGGACTGGGTGCCGGGAATCGGCGGTGAGAGCTTCGGTCTTGATATTCCGAATATGTCGTCCACGGTAAAACTCCCAAGACTGGCGCAGGGCGGCTTTGTGAGGGCAAATACACCGCAGCTTGCAATGATCGGAGATAACCGGCATTACGGCGAGATTGTAGCACCGGAGGATCGTATGCAGGCAATGGTAGACCGTGCCGTGGCACTCGCGTCCGGAAACAATATGAGTGACCAGTATTTGGCACTTATGGTGGATCTCCTGAAGCAGATCATCAACCTCATCGAGGCGATGGACCTGACAGTCAAGATCGACGTGCGGGATATCAAAAAGAAGCTGACAGAGCTGGATAAGAGGACTGGCTACACACTGAAAACGACATAAGGAGGCGGGAACATGGCAGTGATCACGATCAACGGGCGGGAATTTCCCGCCCCAGATATCGGAGCGAATTTTGTAGTAGCAACGAATGTATCAGACGGAAAAAATGCTCTGGGAGAATTCGTAGGGCAGAAGGTCGGCCGGGATCAGCATAAGGTAGACAGCTTACAGTGGAAGTTTCTGGATGCTGAGATTTGGGCCGCGATGCTTCAGGAATTCGATAAGTTTGTGGTGACGGCGAAGATTCCGGACATGGTACATAATTGTTTCCAGACGATCCGGATGTACCCCGGAAATCGGACGGCCACGCCGATCGAGTTTGACGCTGACGGGCTTCCGACCAGATACCAGGACTGCAAAGTGAATATTATCGATTGCGGGGTGATCGAATAATGCAGTCAGCAAGCAACGCATACAAAGAACACATGAAGGGAAGCTTCCGGCTTCAGGGATATATCCGGGTATCGATCGGATTGATCAATCAGGAGGCACAGGCATCTGCGTATGTGCCGGATCACGACAAGTACACCTACTACAGCAGCTTTAAGATGCCGCTTGACAATTATAAGGTGGAAGAACTGTATGCGACGTGTGACCAGAACTACAGCGTTGTAGACGGCAGCATGTACTTTCTTCCCCGTACAAGGGCGGACGTGGTGCTGAATCAGGGGCTTGTCAGTGAACCACTTCTGGGACCTATCGAGATCCGGCTTCCGGAGGCTCATGATATCAAAGGAGTCACGATAGACTTTGGAAAAGCCTATCCGGTTGATTTTACAATTGAATCGGATAATCACACGGTCACAGTGACTGGGAACACCACGGCGGCATTTACCACGGATGAGTTGTTTATTGGAGCGACATTCTTGAGATTCACTCCGATAAAGATGGTAAATGGGCAAAGTCGGTTCAGGCTCCAGCAGATCACACTGGGTATCGGAATTTACTTCGGAAATCGCGAGATCTTATCTGCCACGAAAAAGGAGCATATCAGTCCGATCATGGAGGAACTGCCGACTCTGGACATGGACCTGACGATCAACAACAAGAACCGCGTTTGGGATATTGAGAATTCAGAGTCCGCGGTGAACTATCTGGAAATCGGGCAAGAGATCACAGTGCTGTATGGTCAGACATTAGATGATGGCTCTGTGGAATGGATGCCGGGAGCAACCGCATATCTTCGGGAGTGGTCAGCTGATGATGAAGAAATGAGTTTCACAGCGTCGGATCGTTTCGAAGACTTGACGGGGACGTACTATGGCGGGATCCTGCATTCGGGAGGAATCAGCCTGTACGACTTAGCGGTCGATGTACTGGAAGATGCGGGGGTTGACCGGCGCGATTACTGGCTGGATACCTACTTAAAGGATATTCTGGTAGAAAATCCCATGCCTGCGGTGTCTCACCGGGAGGCTTTGCAGTTGATTGCAAACGCCGGAAGGTGTCTTCTTTATCAGGATCGGATCGGAAAGATATTCATGGGATCCAGTTTCAATCCAGATGCCATGGCAAAATCAGACAATGAAACCTATTACAGTAATGCGGCAGGAGTCCTGCAGCGTGGATCCAGAAGAGCCTACGCATCACCGGCGCGGGACTATACGGATGTAAAATCAACAAGATATTTTTTACCCCGTCAGGCTTCGGAAGAAATCAGCACGGGCTATATATCAGAACAGGTGGCGGCAGCAGACGGCAGCTTCACGGAAAACCCGTCTCTGGAGATCGACATGGAAGCAGGATATAAATGCTTTGGGATCACGCTGGAATTCGGCCAGAATCCGCCTAAGAAGATGATCATTCACACGTATCTTGCAGGAGTGCAGCAGGAGTCTTATACAATCGCGAAGCTGGATGAGACTATTACAGTAAACCATGAATTTCCGGAATTTGACCAGATGATCATGGAATTTACAGAGGGAACACCATATAACCGCGTAATCCTCGACAATGTGATTTTCGGAGATAGTACCGATTATGAATTTCAGTATGGCGAAGAACTGACGAAAACGCCGAAGGGCACACAGCTGGCAAAAGTGAGGGAACTGCAGGTGGTACGCACGATTTACGGACCGAGCAGTGAAGCAGCGAAAGAACTCACGAGGGAAACGATAGCGGTATCAGCATTGGATAACCGATATACATTTTACTTTTCGAACGCTTCATATGACCTTGCATGTGCAATCACGGACGCACAGGAGGGGCAGACGGCGAAGATTGTAGAATCAGGGTGTTACTTTGCGACCGTGGAGCTTTCCGGGGTAGCGGGAGCCTGTGAGGTCGTCATATCGGGAAAAGAGTACATGATATCGCAGGCGAAAGTAAGCCGTCAACTTGGCACCACAGGAACGGTAGAGACTTGGGAAAATCCTCTGGTATCCGATATCGTTCATGCAGCGGATCTGGCGGACTGGATCGGGGACTACATGAAAGCGGACCGGGAATATGATCTGAGTTATCGCGGGGATCCGCGGCTTGACGCGAACGATCTGGCATATCTGGAAAACAAATATGTATCAGGGCTGTTGCTCAGAATTTACGAGCATACGCTGAATTTTAACGGAGCATTCTCCGGATCAGTAAAGGCAAGGAGGGAAATGGGATATGTGGCAGACTCCTAAGACAGATTGGAAGGCCAGTGACTTCATGAATATCGAGGATTATAACCGGATCAAAAATAATCTGAATGAACTCCGGGATATGTCCAGAGAATTGTGGAAAGAGTTTCCTTTTGAGGAGATGGGTGAGGATAAGACGTATACAGATTACGGATTTTACGCTGATGAGATCAACCGGTTTGAGGCGAATGTGGACCATATTTGTGAAGGAACATATCCGTTTGATGTGGGAGCGCGGAAAACCTATCAGGATAACCAGCCGTTCATCACATGGGAGGAGCTGAACCGGATCGAATCGGCATGCCTCATCATGCACAATAATTTCACCGGAGCACTTGCGGGAAGAAAGTCTTTGGCATTCACGTTGGGAGGAGGTGATTTCAGATGTTAAAGACTGATTACAAGGATGATCTCTTTGAGGGAGAACGGAAATATAAAATGACAACGGATACGGAAGGGAAGGTTACATTAAAGGATGCGACCACGTACACCCAGAAAGGTACGAGCTTCGGAGCACTGGATATGAATAACACCAACACGGCAGTAAACAGGCTGTATGGGGAAAAATCAGTGACGCTGACGGAGGCAGGATGGACAAGTACACCGCCGTATGCGCAGACAATTAAGGTTGAAGGAATGCTGGATACGGACCGCCCATTCATTGAGTGTGCGGCTGATATAACATCAAAAGCAGAGAAGACAAGGCTTAGAAAAGAATGGGACAAAGTGGATCGTATTGTAACAGAAGAAGGGCAGTTTACGGCGTACTGTAATTTCGAAAAGCCATCCATGGATCTGCCTCTGAAGATTAAGGGGGCATAGGGATGTGGACCGTAATTGGAGGAATTCTTGCGACGGCCAGCCGGATTGATGAAGGTGGCGGAGATAAGGATCTGAATATCTATCTTACGGACAATGCAGGGGTTCAGCTGGTGGACAATGATGGAGTTTACTTGACCTGCGGAAAGGAGACAGAATGAGCGAAACAAAGACAAAAAACCTGTGTACGGTACCGGCCGCAGATCTGACGGACAGCCAGTATTTTATTGCTGAAGACGGCGGAGAACTGAAACGTATACCGAAGGCACAGGTGGTGCTTAAAAAGTTAGAGAATATGCTTGCAACGGATACGGAGAATCTGGCAGGAGGTGGAGAGGTCACTGCTCAGGAGCTTCTTGATGCGCTTGCAGAACAGGTCGCGAACAAGCTATTGGCGAAATCTCAGGTGGTCAATAATCTTTTGGCTACGGTGGAAGGAAATCCGCTGGATGCCACACAGGGGAAGGCGCTGAAGGAGCTGATTGATACGACTAATAACAATTTGAGTAATCAAACTGATCGTGTCACTCAATTATATAGTGACATGCAGTCCTGTTTTATCGATATGTCAGATTTTACTCGCTCGCAACTTGAAGCTGTTTGGAGCGGAAATAAACCACTTATAGGTATTGTTGGATGGAAAGGTTCTTTTTCTCCAAACAATAATACAGGTATTGTATTGGCCGGTGGTTCATGCGCCGTTTTAATTTCAGTAACTGGAGAGATTTATATGCAAACATCTGCTCAGAACGTTCCTGAATGGGAGAAAAAAGGGATTCAATATGCCGATATCAGTGTAACAATAACAGCTGATCAATGGATAACGTCTGCAAACGGGCTGAAATATTTTAATTATAGTGGATGGAATCTTCCCCAAGGTTCAATTGGAGTATCTGCAAATATATCATCCTGGGCAGGTACAGCAGGAAACGTCACATGTTCAATTTATAATAATTCTTATATTCAATTTAGATGCGAAAACGCCGTAGATTGGACCGGAACAGTACGGGTGGCTTATAACAAATATTAAACTACAGATAACTGTCATTTAAACATAAAAACAATTTCCAAAGTCTCGCTGAATTTTGCTTTTTCGAGCTAGTAACATGTAGACTCTACGAAACAGATGTAAAATGTGTCCACTCACTCCATGTTTTATCATATCCATTATAAAACATAAGATAATGGGATTTTATATTGGTCGGTATGAATTTTATCAACCTCCAATTGTTGTTGGAATCAGCCACAATTTCCAGAAAACCATACGTAGTTTCTGGAATATTTTTATAACCTGGACCGACACTATAAATTCCTGGTGGAATAGATAAATCTTTTGCATCGGCATAAGAATCACCGCTTATATATGTTTGTGAAAGGCGAAGTGAATCACTCTTTAAAGCATAAGATTGCCAGCCTCTCCATCCAGTCCAACCGTAAAGGTTTTCATATATGCACGGAGTATCGCCATTGCAATCACGAACCACAATATTGATGTAACCAGTCGATTTATTATTGTCAGCCCAGTACCCAGTGACTGTGATCTCGGAATGCCACATAGCTTTTGGAAAGCCCATAGCAAGTTTTTGCTCATCACTTGCATTGCTATCCTCATAACTATAAATTCCGGGATCTAATTTTAAAATATTGGTCCCTGTCGTAATGTTCGTGGGAGTTCGCACCGTTTTGCGGCTGTTACTCAAATTGTTATTTGTTTGAATCAATATTAACATACGATTTTCCCGATGTGGGAAGAATCGTGATGATTTTGTTGACGTCAACAAAACGATGCTTAAGTGCAGTACCATTTCGGTGATTACACCGTGATGGTTCTTTTTATTTACCCGTAGACAAGCCCATTCCAGGGTTATTTTTATGCCCATAAGGAAGGGCAGAAAGGAGTTCATATGAACAAAGATAAACTGATCCTAAAGGATGGCTCAGTCATCGAACTGGAGGCGGGAGCTTCCCTCACAGCGTTGCAGGTAATCTGCCAGTCTTCTGATGATGTGATCCCGTTATGGAAAAGACTTACTCAGGAGAACCTTCAGGAGGTCACTGTGAAGAATGGTGCAGATCTAATTGTTGGCGTCTATGCTGGAATGGTTCTTATAGAACCTCATATTCAGGCTACAGAACAGGAAGATGGCACCGTGAAGGTTCTCTTCGGTTTACGGGAGAAAACTGCCGAAGAGAAGCGTCTGGATGCCTTGGAAGAGGGACAGGCGACACAGGATGGAGCCATCAAAGATCTTGGAGAGGCGACAAGTGACCTTGCAGAGCAGATGGAAGGAGTGACAGCGTAATGGCGAGATTTTATGGAATGTGTATTAAGGCAGGAGAAATGACACTTGAAGAGGTGCCAAAGCTTTGGAGGAAAAAGACAGAGAAGTGGCTTCAGGAGAATAAGAAGGAGGAATAAAAGAGTGGCAGATGCGTATTTAGTTAAGCAAGGAGCCGCCGGATCCGGATCAGATGAGTGCACAGCCAATCGTAAACATGTCCTTGCCCCGTATACAGCTATCACAGGAGATTCTGGAGACGATCCAACAACAGGAACAATGTTAGATCAGTCTGGCTGGAAAAAGACCTTAGCAGCAGGAGAGTCTGTAACGGTTCCGGGAGGATATCACGATGGAAAGGGAACCGTAACGGCAAAAGACCTTGCAAGCCAGACCGGTGGAACCGCGGCAGACTCAGACATAAGAAAAGGCAAGATAGCGGTTGTTAATGGTAAAACGATTACAGGAACACAGGAAGATCGCGGTGCATGGTCCAGTACGGGACTTTTAGCAGGGCAGTCTGTTACCATTCCGGCTGGAATACATAATGGATCAGGTAAGATTACAACAGCAAGCCTGGCAAGTCAGACTGCTGGAGCGACAGCAGAAGATAAGTATGTAAAAAAAGGATTGAAGTATTGGAAAGATGGAGTACTTCGGACTGGAACGATGGAAACACAATCTGCGATACTTTTTAGCGTTGCCGCTCTCTCCAGCACAGCAATTCGCATCAGCTGGACGAATCCCACACAGGGACCGTGGGAAGGTGTTCGCATTCGGATGTCCACATCTGGGGCACCGGGAGTGAGCGGCGGAATAGAGAAGTACAGAGGTGCAGGATCCAACCCTAACCAGAGCGGCGGAAATAACTATGTGGATATTACAGGATTAGATCCAAATCAAACATATTACTTTACATGCACGAATTATTATACGGGTCTGGATGATGGTAACAGTGTGAATATTCAAGGAAAGACAAAGCCTAAATCTATCGAGACATTATGGAAGGAATATAACTATCCATCATGTGAAACGACATTCAAGAGCAATTCGAGTGGTGCCAATTCGTATGACTGCTACAACCACAAGTGGACACCATCAGGAGATCGTCTCACAGGAGGAAATTCGTTTGCAATGAATCATTTTTCCTTGGGACTTAATGAAATGTTATTAGTGATGTTGTATGAGTATAGACCTAAATCATCGTTTAGCACGGTCACAATGAGCGATGAGGATATCCGGAGTTTTGTCGGACGTGGAGTACGAATATTAAAATCTACTGATGAAACGAAACTGGATTTAGGAAAAATTCTGACTGCAAAATTAGAAGAAGACTCTTCTTATGGATCCAGTGGTAACTCCAAGCATTGGATTTTCCTCAGATTTACAGTATCAACCCCGCTCGTAATAGATGGAACTACGCCGAGCATACCAGATGGCGGTTGTATTGAATTTTATTAAAGAAAGAGAGTGAGACATATGACAAAAACATTCATTGATCGCTACAATGCTGTGGCAGGCTCAGTAGTGATGATTCTGACGCTGATTTTTGGAACATATTGGTATATATTTGCAGGCTATTTGCTCTGCAATATTCTGGACTGGCTTACTGGATGGTATAAGTCGAGAAAACTGGGAAAAGAAAGCAGCAAGGCGGGATTGAAAGGAGCGGCGAAGAAAGTAGGCTACTGGATCATCATTGCCGTCGCATTTTTGATTCCGGCATTGTTTATTCATCTTGGAAAAGATCTTTTAGGAATTGATCTGGGATTTCTGGTATTACTGGGCTGGTTTACATTGACCTCGTTGCTTGTAAATGAAATCCGGAGCATCTTGGAAAATTTAGTGGAATGTGGATATAATGTGCCGGAGTTTCTGATCCGAGGACTGGCGGTGACGGAGAAACTGATTCATGCCGGGGTAACGATTCCGGAAGATCACGATTGATACCAGAGTTGCACCGGTGCAACAACCCGGAAGTATATTCTTCCGGGTTGTTTTATAGTGGAAAATAAAGAAAGAGGATAAGATTATGATGAAAGCAATGTTATCTCAGCCGATGGCTGGAAAGTCGGAAGAAGAGATCAAAACAACAAGAGAAAAAGCAATCGAAGTGTTAAAAGACAAGGGGTATGAGGTCGTCAATACTCTGTTTACAGATGAATGGTACAGCAGTGACAAAATGAAAGAACGTGGAGTAGTACAGATTCCGCTGTGCTTTCTGGCGAAGTCATTAGAAAACATGTCCCTGTGCCATGCCGCCTATTTCTGCAAAGATTGGGAGCAGGCGAGAGGATGCCGGATCGAGCATGATGCAGCAGTAGCATATGGATTAACTATTCTTTACGAGGAGGACTAAGCAGTGGGAAACGATAAGTTTATCAACTTATGCAAGAAACATGTAGTAGGATATTTCAACGAAAATGCTGATAAGACAGACCGAAAGCAGATCACCGAAGCGGAAGTGTTTGTAGTATGGTCCTGCAAAACGCTTCAGAATAACAAGGCACTTCTCAGTACCACAGTGTCCGATGGTATGTATTATGAGCTGACATACAACGGGGACAAGCAGGAGCTGTATTTTGATGCCTATAAAAAGTGGCAGAATATATGCTTTTCAGTAGAGGAGTGATCATATGAGAGATATTACGTTATGCCACCCAAAGCTCCAGAACTTGGCTACAAAGCTGATTGAAGAGTGCGCAAAGCAGGGACTGCAGGTCAAGATCGGTGAGACGCTGCGCACCACGGCCGAGCAGGATGCCCTGTATGCTCAGGGACGTACAAAGCCTGGAACGATTGTCACCAATGCGAAAGGCAGCAGTTATAGCAGCTATCATCAGTGGGGTACAGCTTTTGATTTTTACCGGGCAGATGGGCATGGTGCGTATTATGATAAAGATGGATTTTTCACGAAGGTCGGGAAGATCGGAGTGACTCTTGGTCTCGAATGGGGCGGGAATTGGAAATCCATCACAGATAAACCTCACTTCCAGCTCCCAGACTGGGGATCATCAACGAGTGGAATCAAGAAGATTTACAAGACTCCGGAACAGTTCATGAAGACATGGCCAGCGACGGAGCAGAAGACCATCACTCCGGGCTGGCAGCATGATGCACACGGCTGGTGGTGGCAAAATGAGGACGGATCCTGGGTAGCATCGGACTGGCGTCTGATCAATCATTACCATTACCTTTTCGGAGCAAACGGGTACATCCGGACAGGCTGGCACCGCTGGAATCCAGATACAAAGCAGGTGGACCCGGCTGACGGTTCCGGAGACTGGTATTATCTCCAAGAGGACGGAGATCTTCAGGGGGCATGCTGGCACAGCAGATCAACTGGGGCGATGGAAGTGTGGTATGTAGAAAAATAGGGAGAAGGCGGCATCCTGCATAAGCAAGAGCCGCCTCTTAAATGGTCATGAAAGATACTAAAGATAAAACACAACCTCTCATCAATATAAACGTAAACATTCTGGATTTGTGACTACTTTTTCAAAGAAATATTATAGGTTTCTGCCATATGGTGGACC